AATAAAAAATAAATAATAATAAATAATAATAAATAATAATTAATAATAATAATAATAATAATAATAAATCATAATTAATAATGATAATAAATAATGATAATAAATAATATATAAAAATATAAATTTTGATATAAAATTGAAAATAATATAATATATTTAAAATAATAGTAATATATATATGAAGATGGAGGTTATTAAACGAAATGGTGCTTCTGAAGAAGTTTCTTTTGATAAGATTAAATTACGTATAAGTAAAATGGCAAATTTAAAACCTAAATTAGAAAATGTGGATCCAATTGAAATCGCCCAAAAAGTTATTGCTCGTATTTATGATAAAATCAAAACAGATGAATTAGATGAAGAAACAGCCAGTATTTGTACTTCATTAATAACCAAACATCCAGATTATAGTATTTTAGGATCAAGAATAATTATTTCCAATAATCAAAAAAATACAAATATGTCATTTCAAGAAAAATTAGAATTATTATTTAAAAATAATATTATTGTTAAAGAAGTTTTAGATATATATTGTGAAAATAAAGACGCAATTGATAATGTATTAGATTATGAGCGTGATTTTAATTTTGATTATTTTGGTTATAAGACACTAGAAAAAAGTTATCTTCAAAAAGTAAATGGTGTAACTATTGAACGTATTCAAGATTTATTAATGCGTGTATCATTAGGTATTCATAAGAATGATATTGAAAATGTTGTTAAGACTTATGATCTAATGTCTTCTAAATATTTTATACATGCTTCACCAACATTATATAATGCTGGAACACCGCGTCCACAATTGCTTAGTTGTTTTCTAATTGGTATCGATGATTCAATTGGTGGCATATATAAGTGTTTAGGAGATTGTGCTTCTATTAGCAAATGGGCTGGTGGAATAGGTCTTCATATTTCTAATATTCGTGGTAATAATAGTTATATTAATGGTACAAATGGAAAAACAAGTGGTATTGTTCCAATGTTACGAGTATTTAATAGTACAGCACGATATGTTAATCAAGGGGGTAAGCGTTTAGGGTCTTTTGCTATTTATTTAGAACCACATCATAGTGATATTATGGAATTCTTAGAATTGAAAAAAAATCATGGTTTAGAAGAAGAACGTGCTCGTGATTTATTCTATGGTCTATGGATCTCAGACTTATTTATGGAACGTGTCAAAGGAAATAAATTATGGTCATTGTTTTCACCTGATTCTTGTCCTGGTTTAGAAAATGTATGGGGTGATGAATATAAAAATTTATACGAAAAATATGAAACAGAAGGTAAAGCAGTAAAACAGATACCCGCACAACAAATATGGTTTAAAATATGTACTAGTCAAATTGAAACGGGAACTCCTTATATTTTATATAAAGATAGTGCAAATAGAAAATCTAATCAACAAAATTACGGCACTATTAAGTCCTCAAATTTATGTGTAGAAATATTAGAGTACTCTGATGATAAAGAGTATGCTTGTTGTACTCTTTCTAGTATTTGTCTGCCATCATTTTTAAAAGTAGATAAAACATTTGATTTTGTTAAATTATATGAAGTAGCACAAATTGTTACTAATAATCTAAATAAAATTATTGATATTAATTATTACCCTGTTCCAGAAACAGAATTATCTAATAAAAGACATCGACCACTTGGTATTGGAGTTCAAGGACTTGCAGATGTATTTATTAATATGGAAATCCCATTTGATTCACCCGAAGCAAAATTATTGAATAAAGAAATATTTGCTGTAATTTATTATGCGGCTTCACATAAATCACTTGAATTAGCTAAAATTAATGGACCATATGAAACATTTAAAGGTTCCCCATTATCTGAAGGTAAATTTCAATTTGATTTATGGGAAACTGAACCAATTACTGGTGTAGAAGGTTTAGAATTAAATTGGGATTCATTAAGAAATGAAATTAAAGAACATGGAGTTTATAATTCATTACTATTAGCACCTATGCCTACTGCTTCTACTAGTCAAATTATGGGTTATAATGAATGTTTTGAACCATATACATCATTCTTATATACTAGAAGTACATTAGCTGGTCAATTTGAAGTCGTAAATCATAAACTATTACATGATTTAATTGGATTAGGTTTATGGAATAAAGAAATGAAAAATAAAATGCTACTGGATGATGGTAGTATACAAAATATTTCAGAAATTCCAGAACATATTAGAAAAATATATAAAAATTCTTGGGACTTATCAAATAAAACATTAATTGATATGTCAGCAGATCGTGGTGCTTATGTATGTCAAAGTCAATCCTTAAATTTAAGTATCGCAGAACCAACATTTAAAAGTTTAAGTAGTATGCATTTCTATAGTTGGAAAAAAGGTCTTAAAACGGGTATCTATTATTTACGAACTAAACCAAAAACAACCGCTCAAAAATTCACTGTAGAACCAGAAAAAAGAGCACCACAAGAAAATGAATTACCATGTGAAAGTTGTTCCGGATAAACAAACTTTTAAAAAGTTTAGATCAAAAAAAAATATATAATTATAATTTTTTTTTTATTTGTCTTAATTCACAACCATCACCACCACAACAATATCGAACTATTTTCAAATTATATTTTTCCAATATTTTTTTTTACAAATTCTTCATTTTTTTGTTGTCTTCGTCAATCACAATAGAAAAATATTTATTTATAGGTTGTGGGGAAAACTCAAATTTTTCAAGTAATGTTCCGTTGAATAAGACATTTTAAGTGAGTTATTAATATTTAATTTTGAATAAATTTTAAAAATTGATTTCAGATTTATAATATATAATTCACTAAAACAAGAAATAAAATGAGTTCTAATTATGACGACCTATTTATGAACCCTGAAAATCTTAATGATATAACATTAATAAGGTATATTATGGAAACCGCCGAATATACAGCGTGGGATGAAATTGAAAAAAAATGAACAATGAAACAATTATTTTATTTATTAGAGAAAAAATATATAATACTGCTATTTTTACTAAATTAGATGTTATGTTAGCTATTAAATTAGATGATATATTAAGTGATAAATGTTATGAGAATTGGAATTTGCTTTTTCTCCAATTGCTTCTCAAATAGTATTTATTGTTTCCATTAAAATATCACTATTAAAAACACCATTATCAAAATTCATATTTACTTTTTTATTATTTGCCTCAAGTGTAATATCCCTATTATTATCATTAATATAATATTTAAGATCTTTTAAATTGGACTTTTGTATTTTCTCTAATATTAGAATAATATATGATTTAATCATCTCAAAATATTCATCAACCTCATTTGTATCCCAAGTAATTGAGATTACATTTATTCCATGTGACATCCTTATTTTTGATATATTTTTAATTAAGTAATCTTCACAGAGTTCAGTAAGATTAATATCAACATGAAATCCTATATTTGCTAATTCGTTAGTTTCTGCCATTTTATTTTAGTTAATAAAAAAAATGAATTTTAAAATAATATTTATTTATAAATAATTACTAATCTTTTATATTATCCATTTCTTTTTTAATTCTATCCATTTCTTCTTTTATCATACTATATAATTTCTTAATCACTAAAATAGTAATATATACTGAACCAATAAATGCAGTATATAATAATAAAAATACTAAAAAAACACAAATGCTTGGAAAAATACCGTTTGAGATTCTACCATTTTATTTTAACTTTATTTTTATAAAAAAATCAATTTTATATTCTAAAAAATATATTAAACTATTTAGAGATAAAATGAGGATAATATATGTGTAATCAGCCCTCTTAGCTAAGTGGTCTAAGGCGTCACACTTGTAATGTGAAAATTCGCAAGTTCGAATCTTGCAGAGGGCATATTACATTTTTTTTTCAATATTTTCTAAATGTATTTTTGTTTTTGTATGTTTAGCCCAACCACCTTTACTTATAAAATTATCACAATATTTACAATATTTTTTCTCTTTTCTATATTTTTCACAATATTGTGATCCATGTTCAGATTCTCTATATTTTTTATATGTTTTTTGTTTTTGTTTTTTTTTTATTTCTTCCGACCTATAAGCGTTTAAATAATTTAAAGAAGGTTTAAGTTTATTTATATATTCTTGTTCTTTTTGCATTAGTTTTTTTTTACTATTACAATTAAAATATTCTATAACTTCAATATTAAAATTTTCCCACCCACCATTTTCTCTAATAAACTCATATAATTTTAAATAATAACCCTCTGTATCTTTATTATTACATCTACATTTATGAACACCAATTCTTACAGATAAATTAGTTGAAGAACCAATATAAAAATCTTTAATAGTTTCATCTTTACAATAAATACGATATATCACAGTATTATTCATATTATTATCAATTTCTTTTGTATTTGTCATTTTTACTAAAAAATATATACCATAATCAATTTAAATTTAATAGATTTAAAAACTTATTGTTAATAATAACTACCAATACTGATTATGAAGGATTATATTCTTACAAAAGAAAACGAAGAAGAACAAAATAAAGATCAAAGTAAAGACAAAAAAGACAAATATTTAAATGGTGATAATAATGAAACTGAAACTAAGGTAATAGATAATCATATATATTATTATTCAAGTGTAACTAAAAAATCCGCATTAGAATTAAATATGAAATTACGGGAAGTAGAAAATAAGTTAATTAAAAAATATAACGATCACAATAGTCATCAAGAATATATTTATTTACATATTAATAGTTTTGGAGGAAGTGTATTTTCTGCTTTTTCCGTTATTGATACCATTAAAAATATGAAAATCCCAGTTGTATCAATTATTGAAGGTGCAGCTGCATCGGCTGCTACTCTTATTAGTGTAATGTGTGATTATAGAATTATATATAAAACATCCTATATGCTTATTCATCAATTATCATCTGGTAGTTGGGGTAAAATGAATGAATTAGAAGAAGAAATGGAGAATTTAAAAGAGCTAATGAATTCAATAAAAAAAATATATAAGGAAAATACTAATATTCCTAGAGGAGAACTTAATGAAATATTAAAACATGATTTATGGTGGAATGCTGATATATGTTTAGCAAAAGGATTAGTTGATGAAATAAAAACTACAGATAAAAAATATAAGTTTTCTAAAGGTATGATTACATTTTAATATTATTTAGTATTATTTAGTATTATTTAGTATTATTTAGTATTATTTAGTATTATTTAGTATTATTTAGTATTATTTAGCATTATTAAATTATTTAAAAAAAATTTACTATAGTAATAAAATGGAAAATAAAAACATTGAATTAGTTAAAGGTTTATTAGATAAATTTCTTGCCGGGGACGCTCAAGGATATATTGATGGATGTCATGAAGATTTTTATGGAAAAGTATTTAGTGGATTAATTCCCGGAGGCGATGAAATTAAAGGTAAAGAGGAATTAGCAAAAATGTTCGAATTAATGCCTAAATATATGGAAATTAAAAAATTTGAACCAGTTAATTGGTGTTGTGTAGAAAATACTGTATATTTTACAGTAAATTGGGAATTTCTTTGGAAACCTACTAATCAATTAGTAAAAACTAGTGCTAATGTAAGAAAAGTGATAGTTGATAATAAGATTAAGGAAAAATATCATATTGTTCATTTTCAAGATGTAACTGGTTGTTCTGTACATTGGACATACCATGAAAAACATAATTTTTAATTACCACAACAATCTTTTTCATTTAGTTTTTTAAATCCTAAATCTTTATCTATAGTAGATAAGTCCAAATCTTCTAATTTTTTTTTACTCATTGCTTCTAAATATTTCTCAGACTTTAAGTTTATTAATTTTTTATATATATCTTTTGTTACATTATCTTTTAAATTTGCAAATTTATTATCACTATACTCTGCTTCCACCCAATCTGGTACTATATATTTACAACGCTGTTTTGTTTCTACAATTTGTTTCTCTACACCATCTATGAATTCAACCGCATTTAAATTAGCTTTAGGATTCAACTTTTCAAATCTCAATTTTGTTATTATTTGATCAAATGCTTCTGTAGCATTTTGATGTGCCTCACTTTTTGTAGAATATTCAAAAGCATTTGAAAATGATTGAAATAATGTTGTTATAGAAGCCATTACACCTACAGATATTGTTAAGATGTCACTATATTCATTTAATGTATCAGTTGATGCTAAAAATGAACCAATTCCACTTAAACTACTTAATATTATAGAAGGAATTGTAAAAAAACGATCAACATGAGTATAATGGCGACTACACATCCAATGTGTTTGCCTTTTTAATTCACAATATTTTTCCAGTTTTTCATATATTTTTTCTATTTCCTTTCTATTATATAATATTTCATTACTAATTTGGGTATTATCTTCATTACTTTCAATATTTTTATTTTTATTTATATCATTTTTATTTATATTATTTTTATTTATATCATTTTTATTTATATCATTTTTATTTATATCATTTTTATGTAATTTTTCATATACTTTAATAATCTCAGTTTCATCGTAAATAATTATTTCCTTACAATTTTCTTTAAATATTGGTACATAACCATATCCATTTATTATTCTATCTAAATTAGTATGTTCAAT